TTTCGGGACACCTAATTCTTGATATACTGGAGCCATGCAAGATAGAGTAAAAGAGCTTCGTCGGGTGCCGGCGTCAGAACTCAGGGCGAACCCCAAGAACTGGCGCCGGCACCCACCGTCCCAGGAAGCCGCCCTCCGGGGAGTCCTGGAGGACATCGGATTCGCGGACGCGGTCATCGCCAGGGAGACCGACGACGGCCTGGAGCTTATCGACGGCCATTTGCGCCAAGAGGTCATGGGCGACCAAGTCATCCCGGTATTGATCGTGGACGTGACCGAGGAGGAAGCGGACAAGATGCTCCTCACCCATGATCCGCTGGCGATGATGGCCCACGCCGACCAGGATCAACTTCAACACCTGCTCCAGAGTACACAATTCGAGGACCGGGCGGTCAACGATATGTTGGAGGCGTTGGCTAACGGGGATCGGATGCCGGACTTGACCGAGCCGGTGGAAGACCCAGGCCCACAGATAGACCGGGCAGACGAGCTGCGGCAAAAGTGGCAGACCGAGCGGGGCCAGGTCTGGGAGGTCGGACGCCACCGGCTGATGTGCGGGGATAGCCAGCAATACAACCAGAGTGAAGGGCTTGACCTTGTGTTCGACCCAGACTGGAGCATTGAACAGTTGGGTGTGCCTGACTTTAAATCAGCCCTCGTCTTTACCGACGGGCGGCGGGCGCACGAATCTCTGGAGCGTTTTGGCCCTCCAGCGTGGGTGTTCGTATGGGATTGTGTGACGAGCTGGTACACGCCGAACCGCCCATTGCAACGCCATAAGTTATGCTTCTGGTACGGTTCAGTTGATGCGTACCGATTCGATGGAGCGCATTACGGAACCGCCGGGGAGAGTCGGCAAGTGCAAAACACCAGGGGTCGCTATGTGTTCCACCCCGACCCACGAGGCAAGCATCTAGCTGATATATTCCAATATCCATTACCGCGCCTCCATGCAGGGGGGCTGCACTCGCACCAGAAACCGGTGGACTGGATGAGATTATTACTCGGCAACTGTACGTCAGGGGATGTTTACGACCCATTCCTTGGCTCCGGGACGACGATGGTTGCCGCTGAGCAACTGGGCCGCATCTGCTACGGGGTGGAGATCGAGCCGAAGTATGTCGCGGTGACCCTGGAACGGATGGCCGGCATGGGGCTTGAGCCGAAGTTGGACACTGGATAATACATGGGTTTACAAAACGGAACGCGAATCACAGCCGAATTAAGACGGTCGCAAGTCCTCCAGCTAAAGCAAGCCGGGGCGTCGGAGCAAGCCATCGCCGACCAGCTCGGCGTGTCCAAGACGCAGATCAACAACGACGTCAAGCGGCGGCTGGCGGAGATTCGGAAGAGTGACACCGAGGCGGTGGAGCAGGAATACGCCCTCCAGAAATCCAGATACGAGCGACTGCTGCTCCGATGGTGGAGCCAGGCCACGGGCCCAGATGATACCCAAGCGGCGAGGGCTACGGGGATCGTCCTGGACATTCTCCGGCGACTTGATACCATCGGCGGGCTTGTGCCGGATAAACCGTTAATCCAGTTTAATCAGCAGAACATTATGGCCGGCGGCGCGACCTTCGCGGACCTACTCCGGGAGGCGATGACCGGCGGCGAGATAGTGGAAGCCTGTGACAGCACTGACCCAGGCTGAGAAGCGGTGGCTGGTCGATCACTCCAGGGCTGATCCGGATTATTTCTGGGAGTCGGTTCTGGGATGCGGCACGGTTTACGATAAGCAATTAGAGATGGCGAGGGCGGTCAGGGACCACAACCGGGTCGCGGTCGTTGGGGCCAACGGCACCGGCAAGGACTGGCAATCGGCCAGGATCATGCTCTGGTGGATGGCTACCCACTACCCGGCTATTACGGTCGTCCTCGGCCCGACTCATCGCCAGGTCTCGGACATTGTGTGGAAGGAGGCCCGGTCCGCATATCTAACGTCAAGGATATCGCTGGGCGGGCAGATGTACCGGACGGCACGGTGGGAGTATGACGACCGCCACTATGCGGTCGGGTTCGCCACTGATAACGAGTACAACATCCAGGGGTTCCACAGTCCCCACCTTCTGGTCATCCTGACCGAGGCCCACAACATCGAGCAATCCCACATCGACGCGGTCAAGCGCCTCAATCCCAGCAGAATGTTGCTCACCGGGAACGCCTTCGCCAGCTCGGGCGAGTTCTACGATGCGTTCCACGGTGGAAGCGACCTATACCACACGGTTGAAATTGCGGCGGCAGACACACCGAACATCCAGCAAAATCGGGAGCTTATACCTGGGATGGTTACAGCGGAGCAGGTAGAGGAACGGCGCCGGGAGTGGGGAGAGGAGTCGGCCCTTTATGTCGCTTCGGTCCTGGGCCGGTTCCCGGACAATCTGGAGGACACGGTGGTCCCAAGGTCGTCTATCCTTGCTGCCGTAAAACGTAACCTACCGCCGAACGAGGGCGACGTAATCATCCTATCATGCGATGTCGCGAGATTCGGCAGCGATAGAACCGTCGTATATCGTCGCCAGGGCCATCAGTGCCGGAAGGTGTGGGACGTCCAGGGCCACGATACCCAGCAGATAGCCGGGCAGTTGATCATCATGGCGGAGGAGGAACCGGATGGAATCACCGTTGAAATCATCGTCGATGAAACCGGAATTGGAGCCGGTGTGGTGGACCGACTTAATGAGAGCGACATTCGGCAGGGGGATGCTAGCGTCTCGGGTTTCAATGGTGGTGAGCGTGCCGACGCTGACGACCGCTACGTCAACGCCATTGCCGAAGCCTGGCTTGAGCTCGCCCGAGCGTTCAAGTCTGGTACTATCGACGTCGACGACAACCCCGCACTAATCTCTCAGCTCTCCTCGAGACGTTACAAGATCCAGGGCGACCGGCGCCTCATCCTCGAAAGCAAGGCCGACTACAAGAAAAGGATCCACAGGAGTCCAGACGATGCGGACGCTCTCGCGATGGCTTACTCTCCCCTACATGGTGCGCCCAGCCTTCGCTTCTTTGACCCCTAGACGCCGGGCTCAGATCGTCGAGGTGGTCGGATTTGGTATAGTAGTGGGGTCGATCTTTTGGGTGTCGATCGGGGCGGGGCTGGCACTCCTCGGTATAACCGTCGTGGTCTACGCCCAGCTAATGCGGAGGGTTTGATGCTCTTGTTGGATTTGTTCTGCGGTGCTGGCGGTGCGGCCAAGGGTCGGCGGCGGGAGACGCACGCTGATCTCTGGTGAGTTTGGCATCGATTGGATGAAAAGAGACGAACGCAGTAGCGCCATCCCGCCAGCCTACACAGAATATATCGGCCAGCGGCTCATGGAGGTCTTATCGTGACGATGCTTCAACGGCTCTCAGATCTGGTTCTGACTCGGGCGCACAACCAAGAGCGCCCGCCCCAGGTCGCTCAGGGGCAGGTCAATTTCGCGAACACGGGCCTCGGTGTTGGTGGACAGGCTGGCATGGCCGGGCAGATGAATACCTACTCGACGGTCAGCTCGGTCTACGCCGCCGTGAGTAAGATCTCCGAAGCCGTGGCGTCTGCGGAGTGGCACCTCTACGCCGGGCCCGGGAAGTCCAATGAGGTATTCTCCCACCTGGCCCTTACCCTGTGGAACTCGGCCAACGAGTTCGATACGCGCCATGATTTCCTCGAGATGAGCCAACAGCACTTCGAGCTCACCGGCGAGAGTTGGTGGGTCTTGGTCCGCAACAACAGCGGGATTCCCGTCGAGATGTGGGCTGTCCGGCCCGACCGCATGACTCCGATCAAGAGCCATGACGAGTACATCCTCGGGTACTGGTACACCCTCGGGGGCGAGCGGATCCCTCTGGACCTCCAGGACGTGATCTTTATCCGGCGCCCCAACCCCTTGGATCCCTACCGTGGGCAAGGCCCCATACAGGCCCTAGTCCTCGACCTTGGCTCCGAGGTAGAAGCGGCCAACTACAACCGGGCGTTCTTCCGCAACGACGCTACGCCCGGGGGGATCATCGAGGCCGACCGTTCAATGAGTGATCCTGACTTCAAGAGGCTGGTCGAGCGGTGGAAGGAATTTCATCAGGGTACCAACAACGCCGGACGTATTGGATTCCTGGAGCGGGCGAAGTTCACTGAGCGGAAGTATACCCAACGCGACATGCAGTTCGTCCAGTTGCGGGACCAGGTCCGGGACATGGTGCTCGCGGCCTACGGCGTACCGCTCCCGATGCTCGGTGTCATGGAGGCGCCGTCGCGAGCGAACGCTCAGGCGGCAGAGTTCATCTTTGCTCGGTGGGCTATTAAACCGCGATTGAACCGGATTAGGCTGGCGCTCAACGAGAAGCTCCTGAAGCTCTACCCGGACCGTGGGCTCCATTTCGAGTACAACGATCCGACGCCCAACAACAGGGAGCTCGATCTCACTGAGGCCACTACCGGGTACGAGAAGGGGACACACAAGCTCAACGAGGCGCGGGCCCTCTTAAACCTGGAGGAAGTCCCCGAGGGTGACGAGTTCAAGGTCTCGGTCCCGGCGCCCATGATGGGCGAGCCCTTCGCCCTTGGGGTGAAAGCAGGTGGCAAATATTCCCAAGAATATTCCAAGGCGCTCACCGAGGAGGACATCGCGGAGCGGGCGATGCTCCTCGGTTGGAAGCGCCGGTTAGCGGCAGAGGCCGCGGAGCTGGTCGCGTTCCTTGAACAGTTCGGCAAACCCACGTTGGAGCTCAGTGTGGTGTCCACTAAGATCGAGATCTCCGACATCCAGGGGTACGACTGGGATTGGTGGTCGAAGTACGGACCGGAAGTTATCGAGGAGCTCGAGGCATCGATCCGGATCGCGATGCTCAACCAGTTTCCCGCTATGTCTCTCGTCACCGCCCAGGAGCTCGCGGCTACCTACGCCCGTGAACGCGGAGCCCGGCTCCTACGTGCGGACGGAAATCTCAACCTCACGAACGCGACCCGGAACCGGGTCAACGTCTTGGTAGCCCGGACCATCGAGAACGGCGAGAGTCTCTCGACGCTCCAGAAGTCGTTGCGTGAGGACTTGGCCTTCAGTCCCGAGAAGGCTCGCGTCGTGGCCCGCACCGAGACGGCCACCGCTCAGGGCCAGGGGGCCAAGCAAGCCGCCGAAGCCCAGGACTTCGATCAGAAGCGGTGGATCACTCAGGGCGACGACGTGGTGGACGCCACTGGCGCCGGTACGCCTTGCCTGGACGCCGAGGGCGAGGGCTGGATTAAGGTCGGGGATCCCTTCATCAACGGGCTCGACACCATCCCGGCCCATCCCAACTGCCGGTGCAACGTCCGGTACCGGCGGGATCCCGACCGGACCGAGACTCGGAGCGTCTGCTCTCACTGTGGGAAGCCCGACATGGTGGTCACTAACCGAGACGGCGCCGGGTACTTCTGCCGCCGGTGCAACCTCATATTGATCGCTTAGTTCAGTTCCCTTGGTATCAGTGTCCGCTCTGTCCGTGGTGGACGTCCTACCCCGGACTCTTGACGATCCACTTGCGGACGGTCCACGGCGGGAGTAAACTATAGTCGCCCCCAAACCAGCGGCCCGCTCGATTGCCTCATCCCTCAATCGGGTGGGCCTTATTTTGGAGTCCCTAGCTGAAACGTAGTAGCGGTTTATCCTGGCGGTGCAATCTTTGTGGCGGTCCAACACGCGTCGTTGATTCGCGGTCATTCCCTACGCGTATTACCCGCCGCCGGGAATGTGATGATTGCGGGTTTCGTATAAGTACCGAGGAGGTCGTCGTCAATAATCTGACGCGACGAGTAAGATCTCCGAAGCGCCTTCGCCCGGGAAGTCCAATGAGGTATTCTTCCACTACGACCGCCGGTAGCCAATAGTTGACACCCTACCATCGCTTGTGGTAGCGTCCGTCTTGGCGCTTGTTGCTAGTCAAGTGTCACCTCCTTTTATCGGGGACTCCATCGACCAACGGAGTTGAGTGACTGCCCGGCATCTGCCATTCAACTCCGGGAGTCCTAAAACCAAACAATTGAATAGGCGACCCGGCCAGCCGCCAAGCGCGGTGTGCTCACGTAGCACAGAGCCGATCTGTAGAGCCAAGGGTTCGATCCACGTTGGGAAAACCGGAGCGTGGGGTCGGACCCTTTTTTGTTGTCATGGGAGCGAAGGCATGAACGAACGCAGTCTGAAGTTTGTCCGCCACCTGGAGCGGGCCGAAGTCAAGGTAGTCGACGCCAGGCTGGGAAAGATCCACGCGGTGGTATCGACCGAGACGCGGGACCGGGATGGCGACATCATCCGGGCCTCCGGTTGGGACGTCGACAATTTCATGGCTAACCCCGTGATGCTCGATTCCCACCGGTACGGGTCCATCGAGGCGATCATCGGCCAATGGACCGCGATGGCTACCCGTGGCAAGTCCCTCGTGGGAGAGGCCACCTACGACGTCGGCCAGGGCATACCAGCGGCTGACCGTGGGTTCCAGTTGGCCCAGGAAGGCCGGGCCGCGTTCAGCGTCGGTTTCATTCCCGATATGTCGAAGGCCAAAGAGATCAAGGCCACCGACAGCATGTGGCCCAACTACGAGTTCAACGGCCAAGAGCTCCTCGAAGTCAGTCAGGTATCGGTGCCCGCCAACCCGGACGCACTCCAGCGCATGAAAGGATTCCATCCCGTGATCGACGGGATCGTCGATGAAGTCCTGGGCGATGGGATCAACCGTATCAAGTACGCGATCGAACAGTCGGCGGCAGAGGAAGCGTTCCTGAAGGAGAACCCCGGGATCTTCACTCCCGAGGAGGTCTGTTTCCTCAGCGGGCTAATCACGCTGACTCAGAACGAGCATCTAGAGGAGCGGATCAAGCTCCTGGAGCTCGGCTACAAGGCGTTGCTGGAGCTCGGTGACGAGCTCGCGGAAGCCCACGAAAAGGAAACCGAGGAACCCGAACCGGATCCCCCCATCGCGTCTGTATTCCGAGAAGCATTACAGGAGGCTTTCAGTCATGCCTAAGACTGTGGAGTTGATCATCCCGGAAAGCGCGTCAGAGCTAGAGGAGCTCCTCAACGACGAGGCGAAAGTCCGTGCCCTCATGATGGACCCCGCCGGACTTAAGACCTTCGTCGGCGAGTACGCCAAAGAGGTCGCTTCAAACGACCCGGACCTCGTCGGTCAAGGCAAGGAGGCCATCCAGAAGGGGCTCGCAGGGTTCCTCGAGGAGCAAGGGTTCCATAAAGAGGGGATCCAGCGGTTACCGATGGACCAGATCACCGCGAACAAGATGGCCTACAACGGCGGCAGCGAGCTCGCGTGGTTCCGGGATATGAAGCCCGGACAACGCGCGGCGGCTCTGTCGATTTATGAGCCCGAATCCGACGGCGCCCGCCTAGACGGGTTATTCGGACGGATAGGCCATTTCTACCAAGGGGCCGCGGCGGTCACTGATAACTACTGGGAAAGCCAGGGGTTGAAGGGACTGACCGAAGCCCGGACCAAAGTCCTCAACGAGAGCCAAGGCGACCAGGGCGGATTCCTGGTCCCGGAGGAGTTCCGAGTCCAGCTCCTATCCCTGGCCCTCGAGCAAGCCCTCATCCGGAGCCGGGCGTTCGTCATTCCCATGACCGGGCTAACAGTCCGGATCCCTGCTATCCGCGACACGACCCACAGCTCCACGGTGTTCGGTGGCATCCAAGCGTATTGGACGCCGGAGTCTGGATCCTTCACGCAGACCGAGCCTACGTTCTCACAGGTGCGGTTGGACGCTGGCAAGTTGATGGGAGGTACTCGCGTTGCGAACGAGTTGATCCGCGACAGTGCGATCTCCCTGGAGGCGGTGCTCAACAGGCTATTCGCCCAGGCGATGGCGTACTTCGAGGACGACGCTTTCATCAACGGCGTCGGTGCAGGCCAACCCGTCGGCATCCTCAACGCTGACGCGCTGGTGAGCGTGACTAAAGAAACCGGCCAAGCGGCTACAACGCTCGTTTGGGAGAACCTGGTCAAGATGTATTCCCGGATGCTCCCGGCGTCCTTGGGATCGGCCATCTGGTACGCCCATAACGACGTGTTCCCTCAGTTGGCAACAATGGCCCTCAACGTCGGCACCGGCGGGTCTGCGGTCTGGATCAACAACGGCGTGGCCGGGCCCCCGGCGACCATCCTCGGGCGCCCGGTGTTCTTTACCGAGAAGGCGCAGACCCTTGGTACCGCGGGAGACATCGTGTTCTGCGACCCGAGCTACTACCTGATCGGCGACCGGCAGAGCTTGGAGATCGCGAGCTCGATGCACACCCGGTTCAACACCGACGAGACGGAGTGGAGATTCATCGAACGGTTGACCGGCAGACCGTGGATCGACTCGGCGCTTACCCCACGGAACGGGTCGAACACTGTGACCCCGTTCGTGAACCTGGCAACCAGAGCCTAGTGAGGATGCCCGCATGGGGTGGGCAGACCTGAGCAATAGGAGTGACGACATGGGGAGCATGAGACTATCAGAACACGCGAGCCTTACCCTGACCGAGACGGTTGACATCGGCAACGCCTCCGCGAATAGCGGTTATCTCGCCATGAAAAATTACACCCGAGCGATGGGCTACGCCGAGATCGGTACTTGGGACAGCTCCGACGATCTGGATGAGGCCAGCTTCCAGCAGGCGAGCGACTCCAGCGGCACCGGAGTGAAAGCCCTCACCACCTCCTCAGACGGTGGCAACTACGACACCACGGCGACCACTGGTGACATCCTAGACGCCGACGGTGACTTCGTAATCATCGAGATAAGGGGCGAGGATCTCGATGTGGATTCGACCACGCCTTTCAATCACATTCGGATGCTGGTGACTGAGGACGACAACACCGGGGTCGACAACGTCACGCTGATCGTCACCCGCTACGGCTACGCCCACCCGCAGAAGGAGCTCCAGGGCGCCGCTGTACTGGGTAGCAAAGTCTACGTGGACGTCAACTCACCGGCCAACTAAAACCAATGATTGAGATCACCATAAAAACATTGGGCAACCGGCGGGAAGTCCCGCCGGGAGTCCCGGATGGCGATTGGTTCGAGGAAATGCGCGGGCTCGCGAGTCACCCCGACCGCGACGAGCTCCTGGCGGAGATCCCGTGGATCCATCCCGTCATGGAGTACCTTGAGCCGACCCTATTGGTGAGGCTCAAGATACAGGCCCTAGTCTGGCGCAAGCACACCGGCGCTTTCCCGGCGGAGATCGCTTGGTGGTGGCCCGTCAGACAGGGACGTCGACGGGGCCAGGTGCCTCACGGTACGTGGTCCGCGGCGAGCATTATTAACTCCAGCGGCGTCCTTCAGTGCGGCTTCTGTGGGGCCCGCTGGAGCCCCCATCATGACGGCAGTCCCCATGCGGACCGCTGTAAACTATGCGACCGAATCACGATCGTCGCGCACGACGAGAGGGAGGACCAAAATGGCCCAGGTATTGATCGAGGAGAATGGATTAGAGTGGACGGCCCGATGTCCGAATTGCTCGGACCATTTCCTGATTACCAATTATCAGGAGAGGGACGGTAAGCAGTTCCCGATAGCCGACACGAGCAAAGCTCCAGACAAGTGCAAGCGGTGCGGGAGTCCGATGGACCCGGTGAAGGCCAAGGTATTCATGGACAAGATAGCCGGGACGTCAGGAGTCCCATCGGTAAGCGGGGCGACAGCGGTAGCCGTCATGGATCCACCGGCGGAGGTTGGCGGTGACGACGAAGCCGAAACGTCCTAGAACTACCCGGGGGGTCGGTCGACCGATCCGGCGTGGTGAGGACAAGCAAATCAAGGACGCTGAGAAGCCCTCTGAGCCCGTCAAAAAATAGCACGTTTGTGTAGATTTAACAAGAGGCGCTACCCCCTAATTCAACTCAAATTTAAAGCAGCCTCTTTGGGGCTCACAAGCGCATCTCCGCGACGCAGTTTCTTAGAAACCGACCAATTTTGAACAAGCACCAATAAAATCAGGGGCTATAGCAACAAGGGTTAGAACCCCGAAAAGCTAAAGGAGAGCCAAAATGAGAACCCTACTCAACACCCCTTACCTACACGGTAACCCGCTCGTGATCGCCTTGTTCCTCGTGTTCGTGGTGATCGACGAGATCCGCGGATATTTCCAGATCAACCTCGGTCGGTTCCCGATGTTGTTCAAGCGGTATTACCTAGGGATGATCTACTACCAATTCGGGCCGATCGACGATCCGTACTGGAGGACAGCGCGCCGCGCTCCGTTCTTACAGTGGGCCCGCAACAGCATCCAGTATAAGTTAGAGAGCGCCTATCACCGGACGATGGTCGGGTGGGAGACGTACAAGAGGACCGGGCGATGGGTCTACATGCCAGTCGCCGGGGGCGTGACCAGGTCCGCACCCATGAGTCCGTTGTACTACCGCCAACAGCCTGGGGGCTTCCCGTTCATCTCTGACGCGAGCATGTTTACTGGGAACATATTTTTCGTCGACGATGGCACCGCCACCGGTGGGACTACAGCGGGTTTCGGTCAACATCCTGACCGGGCCGTGACTACCATCGACGCGGGTTACAACCTCTGTACCGCCAGCCAGGGCGATACAGTGCTCGTGCTCACCGGCCACGCTGAGACTATCACCAACTCCGCCCGGATCACCATGGACGTGGCCGGTATCGACGTGCGTGGGCTAGGCCGCGAGCTCGCGAAACCCACCATTACCTATGGGACCGACACTACCGCCGATATAGCCATGACTGCCGGGAGCAATTACCTCGGTAATCTCCGACATGTGTCGGATGTCAACTCGCTGGTCAACTTCCTGGATATGGGTGTCGGTAATCTCACGGTCGAGGACTGCGACTTCGTTACGAGCTCCGCGAAGGAGGCCGTCACTTTCGTAGACATCGCCACTACCTTCGACAACTTCGTGTTCCGCCGGTGCCGGTTCTATCAGCCGACAGACCCCGCGGGCACCGATGGCGCCGCCGGGACCGGGTGCATCTACTGGGTTGACACTGAGTACATCTTGGTGGAGGACTGCGAGTTCTACGGGAACTTCGAGACGGCGATCTTCCACAACCGGACGACCGCTGGGACTCACCTATTCGTGATCAACTGCCACGGTATCCAGAACCTATCCGGCGCTGAGCCGTTCCAACTGGTCGACGGTCAGAGCGGTGCGATGGTCGGTGGTGGATTCATCACCCCCGCAGAAACTGCGGCCGCCGAGGCCACGCTGGTCGGCACCGTGGGGGCCGGGTTCTTCGTGCTACCCCCCGGGAACTTCGGTAACGACGGTGGGGCCGGTGGTCAGGGTGGGATCATCATCGCGACCGCCTCATAGGAGTAGCCGCCGTGATAATGAAAAATCGCAACGTCATTGGTCAGCAGGTCGTCGTCACTGTCACTAAGACCCGGCCTGCCGACACCGACGCCTACTCCGCCGGGGACGTGATCTCCGAGAGCACGTCGGCCGGGACGACCTGGACGTTTGATGCGGTCGTCCATTCGAACGGCGGTAGCGGTCGCATAGTCCGGGCTGCGTTCCTGGACGACGACACCGCCCATACCAACCAGGTCGCCCTACTCTTGTTCAGCGTGACGCCCACAAGCGCCCTGGATGATAACGGGGCCAACACCGGGCCCATCCTCGCCGACAGCGACAACTTCATCGGGTCCATTGACTTCGACGCCTCGAAGGATTACGGGACCGGTTTCTCGTTCGCCGTCGCTACCGAGGGTAATAGCAAGTTACCGCTTTCTTTCAGGTGTGAGGAGGGAGACGACGCCATCTACGGAATCCTCGTCGCGGTCGACGCCCTTACCCCGACGTCGGGTGAGGTATTCCGGATCAACCTGGATATTGATCAAGACTGATGTCGTGGGAGCAACTACAGGCCATCCTCAAGGAGAACCGGGCGGACGCGACGCGGCGAGCCACGGAGCCGCCCGTCGCGTGTCCGATCGACGGGACGCTCCTGGTGGTCCGCGCCGACGGGGTCCGGAATTGCCCGATGGGGAATTACAGGTGGCCCAGGTGAATTGTTCGTGCGGGGCTCTCCTGATCGTGGCGGGCGCCGGTGGCGGAACCGGCGATATCTCTTGGGCTAATTACGCCGTCTGTGGGAGAGGCCACACCGTACTCTTAAAACAGCATTAAACGACTCGGCAACACCGCCGGGAATCTTTCAGCTTAGAAAGCAGGGGTTGAGATGCCCAACTGGTACGCCACAAGAGAGTCGGTCAAGGCCCGCGGCTTTAGTGGTCGCGGTTTGGATCCCGTCATTGACCGCATCATCGAATCCGCGAGCGAACGGATCGACCTCTGGACTCGCCGCTTTTTCATTCCCCGAACTGAGACGCGACTCTACCGTTGGCCGGGTGTAGCGTCCGGTGTCGGCAAGCTGTGGCTGGATCAAGATCTCATCTCCGTGACGACGCTCCAGACCAAGGCCCAAAATACTACCCCCACGACGATCGCTGCCACGGACTACTTCACCGAGCCTAACAACTCGGGCCCGCCTTACGACTCGATTGAGATCGACACGTCTAGTACAGCGGCGTTCGAGTCTGGCGACACTCCTCAGCGGTCCATCAGCGTCCTTGGTTCCTGGGGATACAAGAGCACTACCCGGTCGATCGGGCTGGTCGACGACCCCAGCGGGATCACGTCCTCAGAGACGACCCTGATCCTTAAAGATGGGAGCCTCCATACCGGTGCTGGCGTGGGCGATACTCTCTTGATCGGGTCTGAGCAACTATTCGTGGCAGATAAAGACTTCCTGGCCCTCAACCCCGACGCGGGCGGCGCCATCCTCTTGAACATGTCCGGCAACCTGGCCGCGAATCCAGGGACGGACCTGGTTACCCTGGACGCGAGCCACAGCGTCGTCGCGGGCGAAGTGATCCGGATCAATACCGAGCAGATGTATGTTCTCTACGTCTCGACGAACGACTTGACCGTGATCCGTGGGTTCAACGGCTCGACCCTCGCGGCCCACACGGACAACGACGCCATCGACGTGGCCCGGAGCTTGACCGTCGAGCGCGGGGTGAACGGTACCACGGCGGCGGCTATCTCAGACAATGACGCCGTCTCGAAGTACGAGGCACCGTTCGAGATCATCGAGTGGTGCATACAGGAAGCGATCGCGACGATCCACCAAGAGACGGGCGGGATGGGTCGTAGTGTGGGCGCGGGTGAAGGGGCCCGGGAAGTCACTGGCCGGGAGCTCTCGTCCATGCGCGAGCGCCGTATCGATTCGTGGCAGCGTCCCCGGCAGGCGGCGATATGACGACGCCCGGCGTCACAGTTAGGCAGACGGGTCGGATTTTCACGTCCGGCTCCGCTGACATGCACCGGCTCGGGAATGACATCATCCGTGAGCTCGTCCAGCTCGGGGAGAGCCGACTCGACCAGGTGCTCCGGCCCAGGCCCGCCGGGGTCTACCTGTCGGTTTCCCAAGCTGACCGTGGGAAAGCCAGCACGGGCCATTACCGGCGATCAGTACACGCCAGGTACCAGGATCTACACGCCCGGATCGACGACGGTGGTGTAGTGTACGGACCTTGGTTGGAGCGAGGAGCGGGAGGTACCCGGTTCCGTGGGTATGCTCAGTTCCGGCGCACCGGGCAATTCATCCAAGCCAAAGTCCCGGAGATCTCGAAAAAGGTAATCACCCGGTACGTCAACAAGTTGCGATAGATGGCTTTCAACATCTCAGACACCCTCGACGTCGTCCTAGGCCATGTGGCCTCTAGCGGCCATGTGAGCGGCTCCAGTCTTGGCGAGCCGGTCATACCGCCGGAGGGGGTGGAGCGGCTGTTCGGATCCGTCTACATGCGGAGTACGTCGGTCCTCATTGTCTACGGTGACGGTGCTACCCAGGAGAGCCACGTCGTCGTTGTACGGCTCTATAGGCCGGTACTCCGGGAACCCGTCGCGGATGGTGAGCGGGAGCTCGCTATAGCCGCCTCAGAGCTCCTGGAGGATCTCGCCGAGGACTTCACCCTCGGGGCGACAGTACGGGAGATCGACGTTGCGGGCGGTCAGGGCGGGGTATCACTCGGCTCCGAGTGGGGACATATCGAGATGGGAAATTTGATGTACCGAGTGGTAGACATCACGGTTCCGGTGATCGTAGACGACTCTGCGACGTCCGCGCCGTGAGGTGGGTATGGGACCACTCGATTCGGCTGGCCGCGTTCGTTGGGCTCGGTGGGTTATGGCTCCTGGACATATCGGACGTCGTGCGTCCCAACGACTTGGAGAATGGATTCTGGAGCTTAAGCGCGGAGCGAGGTTTCCACTGGGGACTCTGGACAGCGATCGTCGCTTTCCTATTCGTGGGGATTAAAGGACGGTAGGCATGGAGATGGGGTTTAACTTCAGGATCAAGGGCTGGCGGTTCGACATCCGAGCGGTGGTCGCATGGAAGGGACCGACGGCCAACTTTTTCATCGGGATAGGCCCAGCGGGTAAGCAGGAGGAATGATGGCAACGTGTGACGAACTAACACGCAAGGGCGGTATCCACAACGATGATCTCGAAGATCTCCACATCGTCGTAATGAAGCCGCAGTTGGAGATCCTGGCCGCGTACTACAAGCGGACGATCCTGGAGAAAGAAGCTCACCGACAAACGCTAATCTTGTTGGGCGAGATCATCGCCGGTGACATTGACCCGGCCACCGTGATCGTCAACCCGGATGGCTGGCTCATAAAAGCGCCGCGGCCCAACGGGGCGATACTACCCGTAGAGGAGGTGAGCCCGAATGGTTACGCAAACACCGCAGACCCGCTCAACCTATCCCTCACGTCCTCCCCTTAGCGTACTCGAATACGAGTTCTCCTATGCACGGAGCATCGATCGATTCCGGTTCCGCCACCGGGACCAGTTTTGGCTCTGCGACGTCCTGGCCGGTGATCTCTGGATCCGCCGGGCCGACGGCAACACCGGCAAGCTGTACGTCGTCTGCCAGTTGAGCATCGACTCCGCCGGGACCGCCCAGGTGTGGGCTCCCGACGGCGCCATCCTGGATGCTCTCCAGGCAGAGGTAATCCGGCCTGGTACGAACGCCCAGCCGGAAGATTGGGCGGACTTCCCGCAAGGGTTACGCGCACAGTGGCGGCTCTGTCTCAACAGGCCCCGGCGCGTCTGGAGGATCCGGGACGAGCGTCACCCGGAGAAGATGTGGAACACCAACGGCTACCGGGGGATCGTCCATATCTCGCGGATGGACGGCGGGCCCCACGTCCACGCCGATCAACCCGCGTGGATATCCGACAACGGAGTGGTGCAGTTCTATGGCTAAGAAATACATCGTCGGCAACCCGAGAGAGATCCCGAAGGGTGTCCCGATCAAGTCCCGAGTCAACGCGGACGGCACAGAGGTCGATTTCTACGAAGGCGACGAATGGACGCCGGGCCCTAAGACAACCAAGGCAATGATCGCCCGGTGGCTCGAGGATGAGTCGTTGATCGAGGTGACCAGTGGCTAAGAAATCCGGTCTTACCCAGCAGATGTACGTCGGCGGATTCGATCTGTCGAATGACGTCGGGACTCTCGACCTGGGTTCGCCGCGGACGACCCTGGAGGTCACGGGCATTGATAAGTCTGCGATCGAGAGGCTCTTGGCGCAAGCGGACGGTGCGATCGCTTTCACGCCTTACTTCAACGACGCCACCGGCCAAGAGCACCTGGCTCTACGTGGTTTGGCCCGGACGGACGTCGAGGTATTGGTGGCCTTGGCTGGCGGAGCCAAGGGTAGCGTGTCTGCTATTATGACGGCGAAGCAGGCCAACTATGACTGGACCCGTGCCGCTGACGGATCCTTTACCGGTCAGGTCACTACGCAGGCGTCCGGGGTCACGCCCGAGTACGGGACGATCCTACTCGCGAAGGCGACGATCTCCTCGACCGGTAACTCCGCCTCTGAGAATAACGGTGGTAGTAGCTCAGCGGGGCTCGCGGGTATGATTCACCTCACCGCCTTTTCAGGGACGGACTACACGGCCACAATCCAAGATAGCACCAACGATTCATGCTTCTGTACGTTGAAGGCGTTTGCTCAGATCACCGCTGTCAACAAGGCCGAGAGGGTCACTGTGAGCGGTACGGTCAACCAATATCTGCGGGTCAACCACGGCGGGACGTTCAACTCGGTCGACGTCGTGATCGCTACTCGCAGGGGTGAGAGTGTGGATAAGGTGAGCTACTAAGTGGGTATCTACATCAAGCATCCGCTGGATCTCGGTGCCCAGGTGTTCCGCATGAACCGGGCGGACCTCACCCTGGGGGGCGTTCGTTTGACGGATTACTGGGAAGTAGCTAACTGTCGCGAGTTCGACTGCGAGCAGTACGAGCGCGGGTGGACTAGCACCTACGACCCGAGCACGGAGCTTGGGCGCCGACAGATCCGATTCGTTCGTAAGCTCAAGAACAGATCCTTCCGTGAGGATAGTGGCGGCGATGGTCTGGTCCGGTTCCATTTTCCGCCCGGCCAGAAATGCTTTCGGGGCCCGCACCAGAAACCGATCGAGCGCGACCCTATCTTCAATCACCTAGCCCGCGGTCGCGACTCAGTCGTCATGGACTACGATCAATTTCACGACACCATGAACGAGACGGTCGTTCAGATTAGACAGGCACGTCGGGAGGTATAGCGAGTGCCAGCGGCAAATCAATTGGAGCAGGCGAAACTTTGTAACCGCTGCGACGCGGTGAAGCCAGCGAGCGAGTTCTACGCTCGCCATGATACTCGCCGTCCGAAGGGGCCTTGCAAGGAATGTCGGTTGACCGAGTTAAAGAGTCCAGCGAACCGGCGCAAAAACGCTGACTCCAAACGCCGTCAAGCCTATGGAATTACTCAGGCCCAATATGATCGCCTATATTTTGAGCAGGCTGGTTTGTGCGCCATTTGCCGACAACCGGAAACTCGGCTACACGGTCGGTATGGTGTCCCTTTCAATTTAGGCGTTGACCACAATCACACAACAGGAAGTATTCGGGGCCTCTTATGTAATACGTGCAATCGAGCTCTCGGTCTGATGGGTGATGATCCATCAATATTCGAGGCGGCGCTTCGCTATCTGCTGGGCGCCCCTAGCTAAAATGGAGGCATGTCATCGCTAAAGAATCAGGTATCGGTTGGACTACAGCATCCCGGGATGATAGCGCGGCGTCCCTCAAGGCTATCGTCAACGACGTATTAAACGTTGACTTTGCTATCCCCCGTGGATCCCAGGATGTCACCGGGTTGGACAAGTCCGCGATGGAGCGCTTGTTACTACTCGGGGATTACACGTCGACTTGGCTAATGAGTTTCAACGACGCGTCCAATCGGAGCTTCGACGTCCACAAGACAGTTGGGAGCGCCGACGTCACCCGGAGCGAGAGCCTCGTCGTTAGCGGTCAGACGCTCAACAATGAGGTGTTGCTGATTGATATGGCGATTGCCCGCGCCGCCGATGGGAGCTTGACGATCACCGGGCCCGCTGTCCTACAGGACGGCACAGATCCCACCTGGAGCTAGAGCATGGACCCGGCGATTGACGCGACGTTGACATTCGACGACACGAAGTACGAAGGCGCCGAGGTGACGGTCCGCCTCAACCCTGCCGCCGACGTGCTCATGCGCCTGGAGGAGCTTGGAGATACCAACCAGTGGATCCGGCTCCTCATGGCCTTTGGCGAGGGTGTGCTCATCTCGTGGAACGTCGACAACGATGGCATCGCTATTCCGGCGACCGGCCTTGGGTTTGCAAGTCAGCCGATGGAGTTCTGCGATCTCATCATCTCGACCTGGCGGGGAGAGGCCGCGATCAACGTCGACAACAACTTAGCGGACGACGAGGCGATAGAAGATCTGGATCTCGGGGATATGAGCGTCGTTGTTCCGGTGGGAGCGAATGGCTCAGAAAGTTGAAATACAGGTAACGGCTAATACCCAGCAGGCCGAGACGAGCGTCAAGCGGCTGGGCCAACGGTTTGAAAAGACTACGCCCGAAGTCAAGTCTTTGGGCAACTCAGTCGGTGGATTGACTAAGACTCTCGGGCTCCTGGGGCTGAGTAGTATCGGTGTCGGCGTCGCCATGCGGACCATCATCCAGGGAGCGGCTGCGTCCGCGAAAGCCCAGGCTCAATTGAGCGTGATCAGCGGTCGGCTTCCATCGGAGTTGAAAGCATCGTTCGACGAAACGGCCCCACACTTCGGTGAGATCGCCGACCGGTTTGGTGTACTGGAGGACGACGTCGCCATCGCCTTTGCTCAAATCCTCGAATCGACTCGGCAACCCAACCGAGGCTTCGAGGATCTCGCTGGTGTCATTGGTACGTTCCGCGATGGTACAGTCAACTCGATCGAGGACGCATCGGCTCTATGGATTGCCGCCTGGAAAGGCGATGAGAAAGCCATCGAAAGTCTGACCGGCTTTTTCGAGGGACTTGACGAAGCCATCGCCCGCCACGCTGAGGAAGGCGAGAAGGCGGTCCAGATCTCCGATAAGATCGGGAGGCATATGGATGAAATGAAACGACGCACCGGGGAAGCCTTCGATCAATTAACGCGGGGAGACTGGGCCGGATTCTTCGAGCGCGATGCCCAGAAGGTGCACCGGGCGGCTGAACTCGCCAGCCGCGCTCTGCAAAAGCTGAGGGATCTCGGCGGAGCTTTGGGCTTTATCGATCGAGCCCCGACTCGTGTATCCACACCGTTCGACGCCAACCTAGACACAGATCCTCACGGTACTCCTGCTGGGCCCGCCATACGCCGTGGTGGGAGGCCCTTCATGGGCCCCATCGTGGCCGGTGGTAGCGGCTCCGGCGGCATGATGGGGTTCGGGAGCGGGTTGAGTGGAGGCGGTGGTACCTTCGGTGGCGGGTTCTTTGGTCCCCGTGGCGGTCCTGTATTCCTACAACACGGGGGCGTCGTGCGAGAGCCGACAGCGGCCATCATAGGAGAGGGTGGGCCCGAGGCGGTAGTCCCGCTCGACCGCGCTGGCGGGATAGGCGGCACCACGGTAATCATTCAAGGCGACGCCATCGTCGACGATGATATTCGCATGGGGAAGCTCGCCGACGAGATCGACCGTCGGATCGACCTGCGTAGGCGGCGGGGTCTGTAATGGCGACGCCGAAGATCTACGTATTCATCGATTTCAACGAAGATGGAGACTTCGTGGATGCCGATGAGGACGTCACCAGTAACGTCCGGTGGTTGCGCTTTGACGGCGGCAAGGAGATTACTAAATACCGTGTCGAGGCTTCTCAGTTGGAGTTCAACCTCAAAAACGACGATCATATCTACTCGCCCTCGAAATCGACCACTAAGTTCGACCGGGTCAAGCTATCGCCCAACGTGTGGTTCTTGATGGGTTACCCGGTGGATACGTTCGACGTCGCCAACGCTACTACCCTGGCAAGTCGCAAGCCCGATTTCGACGACACATTCGCGGCATGGGCCGGGGATACCGCCGACTTCGACGTCCTCACTAATAAGCTCCGGACGGCTACCGGAGCCAACAAATCGGCGGTCCTGGACTTCGGGGAGATCCATTGCTCCGTTGGCGTCAAATACACTCGCGGCGGTACGACCAGCGGATTGATCCTCCGCTATACCGACGCCAGCAATTACCTCTTGGTCTATCACGACGGGACCAATCTCCGGCTTGGTGAAGTCGTAACCGGGACGTTGACCTCGCTGAAGTCGGTCGCGTTCACCTGGGCGGCTGGGACCGAGAAGTGGATCCTGTGCGAGCTCCACGGTAACGACATCCGGGTGTCGGTTGACAATACGCTCCAGTTGGAACATACGACTACTCGGTTTAACACCGTCACCAAGCACGGTATTGGTGGCCGGGCGACCCACGCCGACGACCGCTGGGACGACTTCGGCGGCTGGCGCTCCGTGTTCTTTGGGAGGCTCGACTCGGTCCAGCCGAGGCCGATCCATTCTCGCCAGTATGCGTACATGCGTTGCTATGACGATATGGAGCGGCTCTCCCGACACCTCGTGTTCAAGTTGGCGCCGACCGCTCCGGCTACCGCCAAAGCCATCATCGGTACGATCGCCGACGCCGCTGACTTTTCCGCTGGTAACCGGATCCTAGATGCCGGTGAGACTCTGACGATCGACGCGGACTCTCAATCCGTGATGTCCCGAGATGCTTTGACCGAGCTCTATCAAGTCGCTGACGACGACGTCGGCCTGGTTTTCCTCGACGGCTCCGGCTACTTACGCTATGAGGAGACTCAGCACCGGTACCCCACCTCCGGGGTCCACCTCACGTCGCTGGGGACTTGGTACGCATCCAAGCAAACGCCCGCCGAGAGCGACATCTATTTCCATGACATCATTTGGGACGACGGTAAAGGCGAGGTAGAGAACGAGATCTATTTCAAATACTTCCGTTACAACCTTGCTGCCGAGGCGCAGGTGTGGCGCCTGGACGCCGAAGATAAGATGCAGATCCAAAATGGGCAGTTCGTCACTATCGGGGCCCTTGGAGCCGGGGATTCGATCGCGGCTCCGCGGCTCCCGCGTCATACGACGGACTTCACCTTTAATTCAGCGGTGGGCGGTGGCGGTACCGACTTGCTCGTCGCCGAGGATTCCCAAGTCGGTACCCCTACGCTTAGTGCGGGATTCTTATTGACGGATAGCAGCCAAGCCTTCGATCCTTGGTTGACTAAGAAAGATGTCAAATATCATGTTGTGAGGGTTACCGATGAGGCTGGGCTAACGGCCATTGGATTCATTGGCACAACAGGGACTACCGCAGTCACCATGTATACCGACAGAGACCTTGGGACGGCTGGCTATATTGCTAGTGATAGCGGGTTTGACCGAACGGACGCGACCCTCACCTACAACGTCTACGACGTCACTATCGAGTTCGAGACTGGATTCGATGGCAACTATCGGTCCGTTCGGATCGGTAATTTCTCGGGGAGCGACGGCTACATTCAACTCCTGAAGATCGAAGCTCAGAAAGGGACCAAGACCGACGAGGTTTACGCCCGCGGCGAGAACGCGGTATCACGTACAAACATCGGCCGGCGCCGGGTCGATCACACCACGCTACACATAGACCGGTTCACCCATGACGGGCTCGCCACCAATGGCGGAGCTCGGGACCGCGCCAAGGCCCGCGTCCGTCGCTGTATCCCTCACGAGCGGGTTGTCCTGACGATGGCGAATGGTACCCAGGCGAACCTCATGCAGATCGTCCATCGGCAGATGTCCGACCTAGTCACCCTCAACTATAGCGACATGGGAATCGACTCTAAGTATTTCGTCGAGCGTAAACGGATTGAGATGAAAGAGGGCAACACCTATGTCGAGTGTGACTGGGACATGCGGGACAAGGAAGGCTGGACTTACGGATCCAATACCGACAACGGTCGGTACGACGAGTGTACTTACGCATGACGCAAGAACGACCGCATAGGCCCGGTGGTTGCTGGTGTGAGCTCTCGCACCATTGCCATCATATTATCCCCGGGGCGGACGGCACCCAAGAGGTCTGTTGCTGGTGCGGTGATATTTCCCCGATTATCAAGCTGCCTACTGAGAACCACGGGCCTTGGGCCTTCTGGTTGTACTCACCCCAAAAAGTCAATCCTGCTAAGGACATCTGTCCTGGATTCCACTCGCCGCCCGACGACTGGCCCGCTCCTGGGACTGTCGCGGCCCCGGCTCAGGTGATGCACTAATGGCAACATCGTCAGAAGTCGCCGCCGGTGACGTCGTCCAGGCGACCGACTACAACAACCTGCGAACCGACGTCCGGGCGACCCACGACCACGAAGGTACAGAGGGGCAGCAGCTCAACATCGCAAGCGCCACCGACGCCGGGACTCTCAGCGTGGCCCGCGGTGGTACCGGAGCGGCGAGCCTGAGTGATGGGTTTGTCTTGTTGGGTTCCGGAACTGGCGCCGTCACTCCCTTAGACGTAACCGCTAAAGGATCTATCCTAGTTGGGGACGGAACTACGGACCCCGTGGCTCTGGCGGTCGGGACTAACACCCATGTCTTGACGGCGGACTCTGCGGAAGCCTCTGGTACGAAGTGGGCCGTCGGTACTTCAATATCGCAGGCTACCCAGTCAGCTTTAGAGGCTGAGACGAACGAGAACAGCTACCCACCGCCGGATCTTTTCAAACACTCGCCCGGTGTGGTCAAGGCTTACTGTGGGGTTGCCAGCAACCAAATTCTTGACTCAGGTAGCTACAACGTCTCCAGCGTCAACGACAATGGGACCGGGGATTACGACGTGGTGTTCAACGCGGACATGGCAGACACGAACTACGTGGCGGCGGGGGTTTGCGACAATGCGGCCCAGCAAGCGGACGACCGCACCGTCCAGCTAGATGCGAAGTTGTCCACCGACTGCCAGATGCTCACCTATAACGACACTGTCCGGTCTGATGTCCAATCCTTCGTCATGTTCTGCGGGAAGCAAGTGTAATGACAGAGTGTATTGTTTGGGAGCGCCCCGACGGGGGTATTACCGTGACCCACCCGGCTTATGGAGGTAGGGATCGTCCTGAAGGATGGACCGACGATGACGTCCTCTCCTGGGCGCTCTTTAGTGCCCGGTTTGGGATCGAGGCCCGTTATGGGCCGTGTACTCCTCATATAATCGAGGTAACCGATCTACCGGCGGAGGAATGGACCGACCGTTTACTTACTAACCCCAAAGAGAGCCTATCCTTGCGGGACGCCTGGGTGTGGGACGTAGACCATGTTGACTTTGACAGGCCGAAGGCCCGTCTGGTTCACATGGCTCATATCCGGGAAGACCGAAACCGGGAACTTAAAAAGCTGGATATCTCATACATGAAGGCGCTCGAAGCCGGGGACACCGCGGAGCAACTGCGTATAGCTACGCTCAAGCAAACGCTCCGAGACATCCCGCAGAACTACATTGACATCCTGGAAGCCATCACCGACCCGGGGCTCCTGAAACTATCCTGGCCCGCTGAGTTACCGGCGAGGGGTTCTTAAATGGCGCACCATGACCCGCTCGCGACAGAACACCGGATCATCAACGCAGCCCTAGACCGCTGGGATACCCCCGGTATGGTCCAGATTGATAACGACAACTTCCGCGAGTTGCTGCTAGCTCGGTTAGACGGGGTAGTAATCGTTGCGGGGGCAACGCTAGCCTATATGGAGCGGATGAACGGCGACGGTCACCGGACCAAGCGGGACCGAGCCAAGTCCGCCGCTGTACCCGTTGTAGGTGGCACCTCGGTGTTCGGCCTGTTTGCAGTCATCAAGTCGATCATCGAGGCCCTGACCTAGCGGATGATGGCCCCCGCGCCATTCTAAGGCCCAACCACGGCCTCTAATCCCCCGGACCACCAAACCCTAACCGCAACCCCTACGGACCCCGCCACGGCTCCCACAATAGGACGGCGGGGTCCGTAACTGCCATCGTTCCACCTCCCCCGGTATACTTCCCACCAATTTGCGGTAACCTATCTGCTACCAACGGCAACAATTACCCCATTGACAATTGGCCGACTTATCCCTAAAATTATAGACGCATAGATGCGAGTCTATAGCAAAAGGAGGTGGCGTATGACGATGGACGAACAGGGACTCAAATGGATGAACGACAAGCTAGAGCAGGTCGAGGAAAGTCTCGAGGAGATCAAGTTAAGCCGCGAGCATCTCCAGGACCGGGACGCCGCTCTCAGGGACCGTGAGGAGCAACTGCGGGATCTCAAACACGGACTAGAGAAGTCCATCCATGTGCTTGCGATCGACCATCCGGAGCTCGAGGCGGCATGATCCATCCGGTCCCGGCGGGGGTCAACCCCAACACTCACCGGTGCGGCTGTGGCGGGATGCTCCGGATGCCGTGGGTACACGAGCTCCAGGATCACGCTCTCGTCTGTACGGTCGACGCCGACCATGACACGTACCAGAAGAAACCCTACAACACCCGGCACCTCTACGACGGGGCGACCGGCGAATTAAAGGAGTACGACATCACTACACAAAGACCGACATCAGAATTAGCCCCAATCACCGATCAGGCGACGGCCCTCGCGACCGTCAACCGTGCTTCAGACCTCGGGTTGTTTCCCGACAAGGCGACACCAGAGCAGGCCCAGCTATTGGCCCAGGTAGCTTTCGCCTATGGTGTGGATCCCCTCATGGGGGAGATCATACCCTACCAGGGCCGACCTTATATCACGATCGCGGGTCGGCGCCGTCTCGACAACGTGGCCGGGCACCGGGTTAGCGTGGCGTTCCGTCCGCCGACCGGCGACGAGGAAGCATACTACATCAAGGTCGGCGCGATGCAGGAGACGGACGTGGTCCAGATCTGCGTTGGGACCGACACGGAAAGCGGCATGACAGTCGAAGGGTTTGGGCGCGTCCTCGGGTCAGAAGGATCGGGGGCATCAAGAAACGCCCAGGCGTTCCTGCCGGTAGTCCAACGTAAGATAGAGATGGCGCAAAAGCGTGGGGAGCGCCGGATGCGAGAGATCATGTTCGGGCCCGTCGCTAAACCGGATCTTGTCCGGAACATCACCATCTTGGAGGAAGGGGACGAAACCAATGTCGTCGAGGGTGCTTCCCATATTGTCGACGACGCAGATCCGTTCAACCAGGGACACCTTGGGGATTGTCCGGAGCATCAAGTACCGTGGAGTATGGACGATCATTATGGGACAATCCGGGCTTTCCACAAGGCCAATGATGTGCCGTGGTGCACCTTCGGGAAGGTCTACGCCCCTATCTTTGCATCGTCCTATGCGGCGAGCCACGACGGGGAGTTTGTCAAGAAAGACGCCGATGCCTGGTTGAAAGAAACGTTCAACGGCCTAACGTGGTCGAAGATGGCGCCGCGACAGCAACTCGACGCCATCGGTCACTGGGACGCTCGGACCGGTACGCCGCCGAACGTTGACGAGGAAACCGGGGAGATCCCTGACCCGGCTGAGGATGGGCCTCAGAAGTATTCCGGGGAAACGCCTAGGCCCAGCAACCAGGAGCTCGATCAGGAGGCGGAGCGGGAGCAGGCCGCGGCGGAGCATTAACCTGGCCCTCGGGCCCAGCATCGCCGGGAGCGGGCCCTTGGAGTTTAAACCCGACGGGGTATAAGCGGTTTCCCACAACTTAGCTCCCTTAAGTGGCCGGGGCCCCGACACCGGCAGGGGCCCCACTAAAAGGAGGATATGGCATGGTTGATGAAACAGTCCCTCAAAGTCTCAGTGACGCGGAGTTGCTGCGCCAATATGAGGATAGGTTGACGATCGCCGAGAATTATCAGAAGTCAGCCGGTCGTCTCGAGCAGGAAATTTATCGGCGGTTGGAGGTCAACGGTGGGTCTGCCATCCCTTCAGAACTTTACGTGTGTGAGTTGATTACTAGGCCATCATATGACCAAACTGCCTTCACTCCTTTAAAGGAGATCTTCAACGATGTCGACTTAGCTACGTGCTTCGAGGCGGAGCATACTGAAACCAATCCTGTCCTGTTTCCCGATAAGTGGGACACACGCAAGGTAATTGCTTTGGCGACACGGTACGGAACCATCGCCCAGCTTATTGTCGAACGTGCTCGGAGCTATGGTAGGGGACGGCTGAAATTCGAGCGCCGACCATGAGCGCCGAAGCCTCAGCGTGGGCCTGGGCCCAGGAGCCCCGGTCGTCGGGGGCCAAGCTAATCTTGCTCTGCCTGGCGGACCAAGCCGATCCGCTAGGCCAGTGCCGGGCGACCGGGTACGAGTTGGCTGGGAAATGCCGACTGACCCGGTCCACGGTGTTTAAGCACCTAGCGGAACTCGAGACTCATTCATTCCTCGTAAGGAGCAAGCAGCGCAAAGAAACGCGGCAGTCGGCTAATCATTATGAGCTCCTCCTATGATATACTGGCCTTGGATTAGTCCACTGAGCCGCTTCACCGGCCACACTGGGTGAAGACGGTGTGGCCGGGAGGCGGTTCTTTTTTATGTCAATCAAAGTTATGGATCTTGTTTGGGAACGCTCAACTCAGAAGGGTGCAAGCCTGTTGGTACTCCTAGCTATCGCTGATCATGCGCACGACGACGGTGGCGGTGCCTACCCCGCTAACGCCACTCTAGCCCGCAAAACCCGGCTTACACCCCGGGGTGTACAACGCATCATCAACGAATTGGTAGCATCTGACGAGCTCAGGGTATTTCCTAACGCAGGCCCGAACCGTGTCAACGTCTATCATGTCAATATTGTCACCCTGAATAATATTCACCCCGACCCTGGCGACGGGGATACCCCGACCGGCCACGAGCAAGTAACCGTCATAGAACCGTCATTAGAAATAGAGAACAGCATACAAAGTAATAAGAATAGGGGTACGGGGGTTCTAGGGGGAG